ATTGGCTTACAACTCATAACAAAAGCAATTCAATGCCGTCAAGAGGTTACAGGCTAAAAAAACTCTATTACATTGCAGTCAGCATGTTTACTACACAAATACAATTCAGAGCATAAAAACTACTCGGCGGCAGGTTATTGAGACTCATCAATGACATGTAAAAAACGCCCATTATTGGTGTCAAGTTTCCCCAAAGTTATTCAAAAAGTCAATATTATGCCGTTAATATGTTGCCATCCGTGGCAATCATGGCGCTAACGTGTGATCGCATTCAAAATGTTGTCTGCGATTGACTCTTCCTTGTGGCATTGCACAACCAGAGCGTCATACAGCGGCTTAACAGTGCGTGACCAGGTGGGTTGGGTAAGGTTTGGGATTAGCATCGTCACAGCGCGATATGCGGCGCTTGCTGGCATTCTTGAATAACCGACGCCTTTACATCTTCCGCACTCTTTCTCAGCAACTATCCCCCACTGCTCTGTTTTGGCTATATCAACCGCACGGCCTGTACCGTGGCAATCTCTGCATCTTGCGCCCGGCGTAGCGGCACTACGGCAATAATCCGCATAAGCGAATGTTGCGAGCACTTGCAGTACCTTTGCCTTAGTATTTCCTTCGAGCTTTGCCACACCACGGTATTTCCCCGATACCTTGTGTGCAAATTGCATCAGATAGTTGATAGCCTTTTGTTTGTCGTTCTGGCTGAGTTCATGCTTACCGCAGAATGCAGCCATTCCGAATCCGGCTTGTGATTGCGCCATCCCCATAGCAGCCATCACATCAGTACCGGAAAGAGAGTCAGAAGCCGTAGCCCGTGGTGAGTCGCTCATCATCGGGCTTTTTGGCGAATGAAATTTAGCTACGCTTTCGAGTCTCATGCGCCTTCTCCCTGTACCTGAATCAATGTGAGATTTCCGCAGAACACTGCGCCGGTATCGATATACATCTGGTTGGCAAATTTGAGTGGTTTCACTGCTTGCGTATGACCAAAGATGAACGTGTCCGCGCCTTTGATTTCTTTCACGATCCCGTCTTGTGAGTTGCTGATTCGTTCGCGGTTCCAGATTACCTGCTGATGATCAACTGGCTTTCCAAACTCGTATTTATCACAAGGATAATCGGCGTGGCAGATGACATATTTTTTTCCTTTACTCACCAGTTCGATGATTAACGGAAGTTCATCTGCTTTATGGGCAAGAGCTTTAGCCAGAATTTCTTTGTCGTAATCGAGATTAAAGAACCAGCCACCGCCATTAAGCAGCCAGTGATTGACGTTTCCACGCTCTGATAAGCCATCAATCATCATTTGCTCATGGTTTCCACGTACAGCTCTGAACCAGGGGAATGTGATTAATTCCAGGCATTCTACGTTCTCTGTACCGCGATCAACCAAATCGCCCACCGAGATAAGCAGGTCTTTTTTGGTGTCGAATCCTATCGTCTCCAGTTTTTTCATCAGGTTCGTGTAGCATCCGTGCAGATCGCCAACTACCCAAATATTTCGGTATTTGCTGCCATCAATTCTTTCGTAGATATTCATGCAACCTCACTTCTGCTGTTTCGCAGTTTTTTAAGTTTCTGTTGATACTCCGCCTTGATGGCCCTGCACTCTTCGACAGTCCAGCGATAGCGGTTATGGTTTGATTCGATTTCCTCTACTGCTTCCTGCCCGATGCGGCTAATCAGTTCGACGCGATACGGAACGAGATTTCCGCTTTTGTGCTGGTTGCACACCACGCATTGCTTGTGAATATTGCGTTCATCAAATCGGAGTTGAGGTGCCGCAGCAGTTGTCCGGTAATGTCCGGCATCCCACTGAGCAGACGTGAGCGTTCCGCACGAGATACATGGTAAGTCGCGGTCTCTTTCTCTGATGAAGGCGTTTACGGCTTGTTGGGCTTGTTTAATCCAGTAACTGCGGGGCTTTAAGGCGAGTTTTCGAATCTTAAGTTTATCTTTCTGTTTCTGCTCCTCTCGTCGTCGTTTCTTCTCTGCTGCTTTTTCCGCTTTTTCGCGTTCTTTACTTCGTCGTTCGAGTGCTATCTTGGTTCCACAAATCTCATTACACCAATATTGATTTTGATATTTTGGTATAAACCATTCATTGCAACATTTACATTTCCTTCGATAGATTCGCATAAGTGCTCCTTTCGTTGCCGGAAAAATCACCGTAATACTTATCTCGGGCTTCTTCAGCAACTAGTACCGCTAACTCCAGATCATCAAAGCATCCGAAGTGTTTACTCTTGCCATGGAATCCTAGCCTAACATTCCATTTTTTCTGTCGTTTGTGCCAAGTAACCCCTCTGCAACCTGATTTGCTATTCTTTCGGATCCTTATATTTCTTGAATTTTCTATTGGCAGGCATTCTCTTAAATTTTCTGGCCTATTGTCGGTCCTAATTCCATTAACGTGGTCAATTTGACCAGCAGGCCAACGATTATGAGTTATGTAAAAAACTAAGACGTGAGTTTTATATCTACGCCCATCTATCATGATCATTGAATAACCGTTGGAATCAAAAGTTCCAGCAACACTATTTAATGCTATCCTTCCCTGAGTGGGAACTTTCCATCTAAATACCCCGGTAGATTTATCGAAACTTAGTAACTCAAATATCCTTTTAACAGTTAAATCTTCTCTTTTACGGTTACATCGTCTTCGCGCTGGTTTAGCCATCGCCTTCTTCCTCCGTAATGGTTTTCTGAATTTGGCCACCTGAACAGAGCTCACCAAAGCTATGGATGTCGGTATTTCCACAATACCAAGATGGCGAAAATAACTGCATGATAAGCCTCAGGGAAAAGGGAAGACACTACCCCCGATAATTCAGAAACAAATCGAAATACATGAACTAAAGAAAAATCACAACAAATAGAAATAGAAATAGAAATAGAAATAGAAATAGAAATAGAAATATTAAAACAGACCACCACATTCCTGATGTCATACTCACTAAACAATTTTTCGACAACATGGTAGCTCATAGCACGTTATCGTGTAGACACCCTCTGCTACGTATTCGGTGTTCAGTGCAATATCTACAAATACTGGAAAAATCTAAAATCGAGGCAAGTTTTTAGTGATAACTATAGTTAGACTATATTGACGACCTGATGTGCTGTATGTAATAACTAACAAAAAATATTTTCCATGGGATTTTTTATTTTAATGAAATGCAAAATATTTTTATCAATAGTTAGTATTATGGAAAACCATTAATTCAGGAGGAAACTTGATTCCAAATTCAACTTCAAATAAAGGTTATGTATGCATTGACATGCAGTGTTCGTCAACCTCTGAACCAACAGCTTCTACCTCCAGCAACCGGAGTATTAAATTAGCCGCTTCCACAAATGTATATCCGATAACAAGAAACGACTCCGAGCTCACTCTGAACGATTTTCTTGATAATAGCTCTTCTACGTCATCATTGGACTACATTAATGAATTGGGTTCTCAACTGACGTTAAATGATTTTCTTGACAACATAAAGACAAATGAGGTGGATAGAACATGTACGGATGTGGTAATTAATATCCCACAAGAGATACAAACAAATACACAGGAAAATGATTTGTTATTATCCGATAAAAATAATTCAATATGCATTGAAATCGATGAAAGAATTACAAAAATCCTAACATGCAAGCAAAAATATCAACTAGACAGCATCATTCATGAAATTATACCAAAAGAGAATGAGAGTGCAGAAACTGTTCTCCATCTTATGAGAGTTCTGAACGATCAATATCATCAGGTATATAATCAGTCAGGATGTTTTTATAAAGCCTATATGGCCATACACAATAAAATCGAACAGATACTTCCATATGCGTTCAGAGCCGGAGGCGGAATCAGCATTCACTTGCTCATACAGGCATTATTTTTTAATGGCGACTATAACAAATCACCTTCACAGTCTCAACAACCATCTTTATATACATCACCTTCTCCAACAATAAATACAGAAGCATTCTTAAGTAATGTATTATCACTAGATATAACCCAGGTACGCATACTTGGTGATTTACTATCAGCAACTTTATTTCATGCACCAACAATATTCTATCAATATCCTAAACTAATAGATGAAGTTAAGTATTGTATAAGTAATAAAAAAATAACAGGTTCGGTTATAGCACGATTTACTCTATGTTTAACAAGTACATTACTAACCATGTCACCACTGTTAATGCTTAATGGAGCAGTTAAAACAGGTAGCATAGTAAGAACTATAGGTAGGGGAGTGAGTTATGCTGATATACCATTGGCCTTAGCTATATTAGGTGACTCATGGTATAAAGCTTATAAACATGGTTCTTCTGATAACCCAAATTCTGCTCAGAGATTTATATCGCAAGAAGCGGCCTTTAAAACCACCCAGCGGGTATTAACACAAGGATTAAGTCTGATGTCCTCTTTATCGGGAGCAATCATGCGCTCTCTTGAGAAAGGCACACCACCACAAATGATGTCTTTATTCATCGTAAACATACTAAATCTATTATTTCATCAAAATCCATATGAAGGGGCATCAGCAAGTGCTAATGCTTTGAAAAGATCAACTTACTCCCATAATCCGGACATACTAAATACTCAGGCAATAGCTCTTTGTGTTGACCTCCAGCATACAAAAAATATAACCATGCCACTTTTCAAAACAAAAGACAGGATATCTTACGCATTCAATGGACAAAGAACATCCCCAGAAGACCAAAAACAAATACTGAAAGAAGTTATAAACTCCTGTACCCAAGGAGAAAGAGCCATTTTAAATACATCACAATCAGAAACATGCAAACATAAAATCGATGAGATTTATGAAAAAAGATTCTCAGAAACAGAACTAAATACATTACCAAACGAAATGAAAAATTTCTTGATATTTTTGAACAAAACTCATGAGAAAGATATTTCGCGTTTAAGCATTGGTAACGAAGTTAATGAAAAAATAATTGCAGTTATAGTCAAGACGTTAGCATATAGAGAGTCTATGTTGTGTTAGACTTTAACTCTACATTGATATAACATTAGCCAAATATTCAACAGTGTATGCGACCAAACACCAACATGTCGCATACATATACAATTTGAATATTTAATTATATTTACTTAATGTATTTCTATAAAAGCAAATTACAAACTCACAACAAAAAACCTCATAACACATTAACAATCAATTCTTTTCATCTTTATAAATTCTCATATCAGGCTTGCACCCGATAAACCGACGAAAACTATTTAAAACCCATCGAGTGAAGTAATCTCTAAAACCAAAGAAATACCAAGTGAAAATATTCACGATAAAATGCCCGGTCAAAGCCCCTCCTGTACCGCATGCAAGAACAGTAAAAAATCAGATGTTTTCATAAATATCAGTCCTCATCGTTTTGCCTGGCATGTCCTTTACCAGCAATCTTCTGTATGCACTAAGCCTAGATAGAATCCACTCAGTGTACACTGAAGCCCGCTCGACGCTTTCTTGTTCGTAACTTCGATTTTAGTCAATCACCTTGTTTTCCTCGCACGATGTCTTAGCCACCGGATATCCCACAGGTGAGCCGTGTAATTGAAGGTTTTTACGTCAGATTCTTTTGGGATTGGCTTGCGTTTATTTCTGGAGCGTTTCGTTGGAAGGTATTTGCAGTTTTCGCAGATGATGTCGGTGAAACTTCGTCGCTGTCGCCTCATGCCGCCCTCCTGACGCCCTGCCCGATCGCCATCAATGCCGCTTTGGATACGGTAGTAAACATCCGTCGAGGACTGATGAACGGTCGCCAAATCAGCAGCATGGAGCCTTTACTGTTTCCCTTCTTCTCCAGCCCTGTCGATGGTTCGATAAAATTAATCCGTCCATCAGTGATAATGCGAACTTCGTCAACACTCTCCAGAGCCTTGCTGAACCATCCGACAGACATATCCTCTGGCACAAGCATCACTACCGTCTGTCGCTGTTGTATGCACTGCTCAGCGGCTTTTTCCACCCACGGCCTGATATTGCTGTACGGTGGGTTATTCCAGATTGCACCGTGGCTTATCCACTCAGAATTGAGTGCGTCGTCGGCCTCAGTTAGCCAGTGAGCGCACAGAGCATTTTTGTCGCTCGCAGCTGAATCCAGCCAGAATCCAAACTCAATATCCAGCGCATCAAAAAGCCAAAGCGGCGTTTGCCAGCAGTCCTTGTCGTGTGCTGGTGTATTTGATTTGATAGTCATGCAGCCCTACCTTTTCGTTGTGACCATTCATACTCTCGCCGGGAGTCATCACTCCACCGCACGTTGCGCTCTGAGCCGAACCAAAACATGATTTCGATAAGCTCAGTCATGCTGGCCTTTCGCATTTTGCTGGTACGCACGCCAAGCATGACAACGCCACCATCGATACCAGGCACACTTCGTTGCTCCAGTTTTTTGGTCTTAAGCCACAGGGCAGTGAACAGGTCTTTCCAGTCCTCCGGCGCAAGTCTCTGTCCATGCCAAAGCACCTGACGTGATACGTCCTGCAATAACGCCCACATAAGGCGGTTTTGAGGATTGCTCCGCTTTGGTTCTTTAATGTGGACTTCGTGAGGTGACTTGTCGTCGATCGGAAGTGAGAGTATTGCGTCTATGGCGTTGTTTCTGATTGCTTCGTTGCGAAGCATGTATATTTGCTTCATTGTCACCTCAACTCACAAAACGCCACGCCATTTTTGCTACAGCGACAGGCGCAACACCGATAATCACCCACAGGAGAATGCTACCGAACAGCACACCCACCAGGTCTTTACCTTCGCCTACCAACCGGACAAAACTTCCGACAACCGCAATGAACGTCGACACCATCCACATAGCACCGAGAATCCTCAATGCAGAAAAAATCAACTCAACCACGATTTACTCTCCCCCAAATAAAAAGGCCTGCGATTACCAGCAGGCCTGTTATTAGCTCAGTGATGTAGATGGTCACCTTTTAACTCCATATACCGCCAATACCCGTTTCATCGCGGCACTCTGGCGACACTCCTTAAAAATCAGGTTCGTGCTCATCTTTCCTTCCCGTTCTTCCCTGGTAGCAAACCGGTAATACACCGTTCGCCAGACCTTACCTTCGATAACCAGAAGACCTGCCCGTGCCATTTTAGCCGCGGCCTGATTTATGCTGGTTACTGTTGCGCCTGTTAGCGCGGCAACGTCCGGCGCACAGAAGCTCTTGTGCGTCTCCAGATAATGAATAATTGCTTCTTTGCCCGTCATAGACTTGCTCCTTTCAGTCCGAACTTAGCTTTGATTTCTGCGATCTTCGCCAGAGCCTGTGCACGATTTAGAGGTCTGCCGCCCATGACAGGAAGTTGTTTTACTGGTTCAGGGATCGCCTCACCACGGTTAATTCTCGCAGTCATATGGACAAGCTCATCTGCGGCCTTACGGCGTAATTCCGCATCAGTAAGCGCATTGGCCCGCATGTTCTGATACAGGTTGGTAACCAGCCAGTAGTGCGCGTTCGATTTCCACGGATAAGACTCTGCATCCGGATACAGGCCTCGCTTCCGGCAATACTCGTAAACCATATCAACCAGCTCGCTGACGTTTGGCAGTCCGGCGATAACGGATGCTTCTTCCCGGCACCATGCAACAAACTGCCCGGGTGATGGCAGAAATGGTCGATTCTGCCGACGGGCTACGCGCATTCCTGCGTTAACCTGTTCCATTGTGGTGATCCCGTTTTCCCGGAAAGCCAGAACCCACTGGCGGCGGATTTCGTTCAGTTCGTTCTGGTCACGGTTAGCCAGACTCGCCGGGAAAGTTGCCAGTAACTGGCTGAACACACCGTTGATGATCTGCGCTACCTGCTGTACCTGCGGCTTTTCGTCGTACTGTTCCGGCATGTTGTTGGCGATCCGACGCATCTGCTCACGGTCAAAGTTAACCATCTGTGCGGCGATGTTTTTCATAGATCCACCCCGTAAATCCAGTCAGTGTTTGTCAGGTCGAGTTTTGGTTTGCTGGCTGTCACGACTGCCTGTTGCTTGTTACGGTTGATTTCGAGCTGGGTCCACTTGTCGCGGAGTTTGGCCGGGCTAAGCACGTTACCGGACCAGAAGTTGTCCTGGCATGCCCAGCGGAACAGTACACACATGTCGCGATGGTTGCGTCCGTCACGTTCACGCATCAGGCGGATATCGTTAGCCCACCCAGCAAAATTCGGTTTTCTGGCTGATGGTGCGATAGTCTTCACCATGTCAAACATCCACTCTGCGGCGGTCAGGTCTTCTGCTGTCCCCCACTTGCTGCCGCGCTGAATTGCAGCATCTGGTTTCTCCACAGGAAGATCGTTTTCTGGTTGGTTAGAGGATTCGCCAGAATTCTCTGACGAATAATCTTTTCTTTTTTCTTTTGTAATAGTGTCTTTTGTGTTCCCCTGTTTTGAGGGATAGCAATCCCCCAATTTGAGGGATGTTTTATCCCTCGTTTTAGGGGATTTTCCCTCGTTTTGAGGGATACACCATTCTGAGATGTTTTTGTTTGGTCCAAACATGCCGCCTTGCTGCTTGATAATATTCATTCTGACGAGTTCTAACTTGGCTTCATTGCACCGTTTGACAGGTAACTTTGTAATCTCGCTAAGTTGAGAATCGGTGATTCTGTCCATTGGTTTATTCCACCCATAGGTTTTACGCAGAATGGCAAGCAGCACTTTAAACTGTCGCTTGGTCAGATCTGCGCCTGAATAAGCCTCAAGCAGCATATTTGATAGTCTGGCGTAACCATCATCGAGATCTGCCACATTACGCTCCTGTCCGGTAAAGTTACCTCTGCCGAAGTTGAGTATTTTTGCTGTATTTGTCATAATGACTCCTGTGGATTGATCCAGTCTTTCTACATCAGGCCTCAAAACTGTTGCAGCAGTCTTGAGGCTTTTCTTTTGTCAGCACCATGGCTACTTTCTTTGCTAGCTTTGCTAATTCCTCGTCTTCAACACCCCACTCCAGCACAGCCAGAAGCATGGCCATCTTTGGGATAAAGCTGTCTTTCCATCGCGAAATTTGCGATTCATTAATCCCTAATGCATCAGCAACCTTTCGCTGACCACGTACAGCAATTCGATTCAGGATGTTGCTTGTGATTGCATTCGCTTTCTTGCGAGTACTTGTAAGTTGCATATGTAAGTATTTCCTTAACAAATAAGAAGTTATACGCACCAACTGATGCGCGTTGTATTCCCGCATTTCGGCGGGAATAAGGACCATGACTGTTAAAGAGCAATTTGCTTATGCCGCTTTGCGATAAGCACTTTCTTGATACTTCAGGGCGCCAGCTGTAACGACTTCCAGTCGATAGGCGTCTTTCTCTGGGATGACTTCCTTCCACTGAGAGACTGCTGCATCGCTAATGCCTAACGCTTTAGCTACCGCACGCTGGGTTCCGAAGTGGTCGATAACATCTTTCTTGTACATAGACTCGCTCCGAAATTAAAGAACACTTAAATTATCTATCAAAGGAATCTTAAGTCAAGTTTATTTAAGATGTCTTAACTATGAATACACAACTGATGGGTGAGCGTATTCGCGCTCGCAGAAAAGAACTTAAGATTAGGCAGGCTGCCCTTGGCAAGATGGTTGGCGTGTCTAATGTTGCTATTTCCCAATGGGAGCGTTCTGAAACTGAGCCCAATGGCGAAAACCTATTGGCTTTAGCCAAGGCTTTACAGTGCTCCCCTGATTACTTGTTGAAAGGAGAAGATAGTCTTTCAAACATTGCCTATCACAGCAGGCATGATCCAAGAGGTTCGTATCCTCTAATTAGTTGGGTAAGCGCAGGATGTTGGATGGAAGCTGTAGAGCCATATCATAAGCGTGCAATATATAACTGGTACGATACAACCGTAGATTGTTCAGAAGATTCGTTTTGGCTGGACGTAAAGGGTGATTCGATGACGGCTCCAGCCGGTCTTAGCATCCCGGAAGGGATGATAATACTAGTCGATCCTGAAGTAGAACCTCGTAATGGGAAGCTGGTAGTGGCAAAGCTCGAAGGAGAAAACGAGGCAACTTTCAAGAAGTTAGTTATTGATGCTGGCAGAAGGTTTCTAAAACCACTTAACCCACAATATCCGATGATTGAGATCAACGGGAACTGCAAAATCATCGGTGTAGTTGTCGATGCAAAAATAGCAAACCTTCCATAAGGGGCATTCGCCCCTTTTTTTCTTTCCTTTAAAAATCAAAGCAAAACTTAAGCTTCGCAACAAAATTTAAGTTTTCTTCAAAAACGCTCTTGACCAATAGTTAAAGAAATCTTAAATTTAAGTCATCGGCAGGACGCTGGTAGCCAAACGGAACAGATTGGCAGGCTCTTTAACATTGATGGGATTGTCCCGCCGAAATGCGGGAACCAAAGAGTAGTTGGCTTTGGGGTGACGTGAAGTGCAGCTGCACGACGGCAACCGGAAGATAAGCACCCGGCGCGTCACCGCCAAAGTCAATCATCGGAGGTCAACATGGCAGTAGTCATTACATATCTGGCTGACGATAACGCCAGAAATCGCCGCAGAGCACGCAGACAGGCTCAACGTGAGCAGGCAATGCAAGAACAGCGACTGGCGCGAAAAATTGCGCTAAAGCTCTCTGGTTGCGTCAGAGCAGACAAAGCAGCATCACTCGGAAGCCTTCGCTGCAAGAAGGCAGATGAATGCAGTGGAAGTATTTGCCTGCCAAACGTAGCCATTTACGCGGCAGGCTACCGGAAATCAAAACAACTGACGGCGAGATGATAAATTAATTTGCTAATTACTTGTTTTTGCCATGCTTATCCTGAGCGATAAGTTCATCCATAAGACTGTCTTTCTTCCCAGCAAACCTAATGTAGCACTCATTTCTATAGCGTTCCGGGATAACAAAACGGTCGATTTCAGGATATCCAGTAGCAGAAGGTACCCGAATAAGAAGCCCTTTTTCGAGCAATGAGATTGCTTCAGGGCTTCCCTTTTCTGTCTTTAGCTGGTTATTAGCGGCTACAGCGAATGCCAAATACGCTCTTTCTCCAAGAGTTAACGAATCAAACAAATCTTGCACGTATTTCTCTTCTTTAGATTTGCGCTTCTGAGCAGCGAATATCTCAATTCTTTCAGTCACAGCGTGATAAGCGGAATTAACAACGCCGTTAAGCACATAGCTAACGCAAAACAACAGGATGTAATACATCCAGTAATGAGGAAGGATTTCTGGATTATGCAGGTTTATCCATTCTTTTACGCTTACAGGCATAACAATAATCAATATGATTAGGATGATTAGCATATGAATCAACTGTTTAAGTGTCATTCCTTGCAGGAAAAAATGCATTAGTTCCTGCCACCATGAGTTGTTCATCGGCGTTTCTCTTTTGCTCTCTGTAGGGGTGAATAGAGTTTATCCGATTTCTCGCTGTAGGGGTACACGAGAACCACCGAGCCTGATGTGGTTAAAAGACAGGCATACTAATAAACACTGCACTGTGTATTCATTCCAACGAGTGAATACACTGAGCAATGTCGCTCGTAACTAAACAGGAGCCGACTTGTTCTGATTATTGGAAATCTTCTTTGCCCTCCAGTGTGAGGGCGATTTTTTATCTGTGAGGATATGAATAGATGTCAAACATCAAAAAATACATCATTGATTACGACTGGAAAGCATCAATAGAAATTGAAATCGACCATGACGTAATGACAGAGGAAAAACTTCACCAGATTAATAATTTCTGGTCAGACTCTGAATACCGACTCAATAAACACGGCTCTGTATTAAATGCTGTATTAATCATGCTGGCGCAACATGCTCTGCTTATAGCAATTTCAAGCGACTTAAATGCATATGGTGTTGTGTGTGAGTTCGACTGGAATGATGGAAATGGTCAGGAAGGATGGCCTCCAATGGATGGTAGCGAAGGAATAAGAATTACCGATATCGATACATCAGGAATATTTGATTCAGATGATATGACTATCAAAGCCGCCTGAGCGCGGCGTTACCGCATACCAATAACGCTTCACTCGAGGCGTTTTTCGTTATGTATAAATAAGGAGCACACCATGCAATATGCCATTGCAGGGTGGCCTGTTGCTGGCTGCCCTTCCGAATCTTTACTTGAACGAATCACCCGTAAATTACGTGACGGATGGAAACGCCTTATCGACATACTTAATCAGCCAGGAGTCCCAAAAAATGGATCAAACACTTATGGCTATCCAGACTAAATTCACTATCGCCACTTTTATTGGCGATGAAAAGATGTTTCGTGAGGCCGTCGACGCTTATAAAAAATGGATATTAATACTGAAACTGAGATCAAGCAAAAGCATTCACTAACCTCCTTTCCTGTTTTCCTAATCAGCCCGGCATTTCGCGGGCGATATTTTCACAGCTATTTCAGGAGTTCAGCCATGAACGCTTATTACATTCAGGATCGTCTTGAGGCTCAGAGCTGGACGCGTCACTACCAGCAGATCGCCCGTGAAGAGAAAGAGGCAGAACTGGCAGACGACATGGAAAAAGGTCTGCCCCAGCACCTGTTTGAATCACTCTGCATCGATCATTTACAACGCCACGGGGCCAGCAAAAAAGCCATTACCCGTGCGTTTGATGACGATGTTGAGTTTCAGGAGCGCATGGCAGAACACATCCGGTACATGGTTGAAACCATTGCTCACCACCAGGTTGATATTGATTCAGAGGTATAAAACGGATGAGTACAGCACTCGCAACGCTGGCAGGGAAGCTGGCTGAACGCGTCGGCATGGATTCTGTCGACCCACAGGAACTGATCACCACTCTTCGCCAGACGGCATTTAAAGGTGATGCCAGCGATGCGCAGTTCATCGCATTGCTGATCGTCGCCAACCAGTACGGCCTTAATCCGTGGACGAAAGAAATTTACGCCTTCCCTGACAAGCAGAACGGCATCGTTCCGGTGGTGGGCGTTGATGGCTGGTCCCGTATCATCAATGAAAACCAGCAGTTTGATGGCATGGACTTTGAGCAGGACAATGAATCCTGCACATGCCGGATTTACCGCAAAGACCGCAATCATCCGATCTGCGTTACCGAGTGGATGGATGAATGCCGCCGCGAACCATTCAAAACTCGCGAAGGCAGGGAAATCACGGGGCCGTGGCAGTCGCATCCCAAACGGATGTTACGGCATAAAGCCATGATTCAGTGTGCCCGTCTCGCCTTCGGATTTGCTGGTATCTATGACAAGGATGAAGTCGAGCGCATTGTCGAAAATACCGCATACACTGCAGAACGTCAGCCGGAACGCGACATCACTCCGGTTAACGATGAAACCATGCAGGAGATTAACACTCTGCTGATTGCCCTGGATAAAACATGGGATGACGACTTATTGCCGCTCTGTTCCCAGATATTTCGCCGCGACATTCGCGCATCGTCAGAACTGACACAGGCCGAAGCAGTGAAAGCTCTTGGATTCCTGAAACAGAAAGCCACTGAGCAGAAGGTGGCTGCATGACACCGGACATTATCCTGCAGCGTACCGGAATCGACGTGAGAGCTGTCGAACAGGGGGATGATGCGTGGCACAAATTACGGCTCGGCGTCATCACCGCTTCAGAAGTTCACAATGTGATAGCAAAACCCCGCTCCGGAAAAAAGTGGCCTGACATGAAAATGTCCTACTTCCACACCCTGCTGGCTGAGGTTTGCACCGGTGTGGCTCCGGAAGTTAATGCTAAGGCGCTGGCATGGGGAAAACAGTACGAGAACGACGCCAGAACTCTGTTTGAATTCACTTCCGGCGTGAATGTTACTGAATCCCCGATCATCTATCGCGACGAAAGTATGCGTACCGCCTGCTCTCCCGATGGTTTATGCAGTGACGGCAATGGCCTTGAGCTGAAATGCCCGTTTACCTCCCGGGATTTCATGAAATTCCGGCTCGGTGGTTTCGAGGCCATAAAGTCGGCTTACATGGCCCAGGTGCAGTACAGCATGTGGGTGACGCGAAAAGATGCCTGGTACTTTGCCAACTATGACCCGCGTATGAAGCGTGAAGGCCTGCATTATGTCGTGGTTGAGCGGGATGAAAAGTACATGGCGAGTTTTGACGAGATGGTGCCGGAGTTCATCGAAAAAATGGACGAGGCACTGGCTGAAATTGGTTTTGTATTTGGGGAGCAATGGCGATGAAGCATCCTCACGATAATATCCGGGTAGGTGCGATCACTTTCGTCTACTCCGTTACAAAGCGAGGCTGGGTATTTCCCGGCCTTTCTGTTATCAGAAATCCCCTGAAAGCACAGCGGCTGGCTGAGGAGATAAATAATAAACGGGGGGCTGTATGCACAAAGCATCTCCTGTTGAGTTAAGAACGTGTATCGAGATGGCACATAGCCTCGCTCAAATTGGAGTCAGGTTTGTGCCAATACCAGTAGAAACAGACGAAGAATTTCATACGTTAGCC